TCACTTTCCGCGAAAAAAGGAGAACCATACCACGAGAGCCGCACCGGACAAAGCGAGCACCAGTAAACCCGCCAGGACAAACATTACCAACACATCAAGCAAGCGCCCGGCATAAGATGAGAGATCAAGAACGGGATAGTTCAGCAAGAGGAGCATACGCACGCCCACCTTTCGTATCAGACAATACAACCCGCTTATCGCGCGTATCGTACCGACCAAACCAGTATGTCGCATCGAACGACATCACGCCAACATGCCGCACCGATTGGCCCGAGTAGTCGGATACGAACAATTCCGCCCGCACCCGACGCGTCACATAGTTGTACCGACAGAATACCAGATAGTTCGTCAGATCACGCAATCGAACATCAACCCGACGAAAACTCTGAGCCGTGTAAAACAACAAGCAGCCATCCTTCCTGATCAAGTCAACCCACTGCGTCACCGTGATACTCTTCTGCGACTTGAACGCGCGCGAATCGAGCAGCGCCGCGTGTATCTCATCAATCGCAATCACAACATTACGCGAATCGACCAACTGCGCAAGATTTTCCAGACGGAACGCCACATCCGTATCATAATTCGCCGTCGCACCGATCCCAAGCGACCGCGATGCCGCATCCGTAAACGCCGTCATCGCCAGCGTCTTACCGCTGCCCAGCGAACCGAAGAAACCGATTATCAGGCCAGGACGAAAAAACATCACTTATCCCCCAACAGCCGCATCCTTCGATCATCCTCATATCGCGCCTGGGCTTTGAGTGCATCAACCAGCCGACGCGCCGACATGGGAGACTGGTGCGCGCGAACATCCAAAAACCAGCGCACAAATTCACGACCCCACGCGCCACCGTACACCCAAACAAACGTCAATTCCCGGATACCGTCTTCATCGAGCTGGACATTACTGCGTACCAGCGCATCCACCAGACGGGCATTTGCATCATCAAACGAAAACGAGAAATCGTTCATCACCTGTCACCGCCGGGATCATCAAACGGCGCTAAACGTAATGGACGCATCAAAATATCCGTCACCGTTGCACGAATCGCCTTCGTATCCGCAGACACCGACGTCAACGAATTGACCGCATCCCCCACGCGCAGATACGTCAGCACCGAGAAAACCACCGGAATAATCAGCGCCGCAACCCGCGCCCAACTCACCAGATCGCCGCCTGGGCGAAACAGCGCACCCCGCAGCACGCTTACCCGGGCCCGCTCAAAACGCTCGTGATCGGCCAGCGCCAACGGCTCAGACGCCACCACATAGATCAGCAGTTCCGAGTGTTCCACCGGAGTCGCAATCGAATACGGGTACTCAATACCATCACACACGACCGCACCCGCCACATCCCGCGCAGGACGAAGCCGCCACGACGCGCCATTCCAAAGAAGCAAATAACAGCCACGACCCGCCAGATTCAGCCAACCGCGACGAACGGCGTAAATCGCCAGCAACCCGCCTGAGATGAAGGCAAGAACAATCGCAACCGTCATGGACGCACCCGCGCAGCCAACGCCAGCAGACGAAGCATCAATAGCGACACTTCAATGCCGATCCACAGCGATAGCGCAGTAAACAACACCCGAATCGCAACCACATAATCAAGTAACACAATATACGGATGCATTTGACGCAAAAACTCTCCAAACGCCCAAAAGAACTGCGAAACGCCCCAATCGGCAGGAAGCAAACGTTCAATCTGCGTCTTAAACCATATCCATAACTCACCCATTGCCGCCCTCCGCAAGACCACGATACCGACGTATCACAACCGCAACGAACACCAAGCCGACAATCGCAAACGTCAGACCATAGCGCACCAGGTTACGCCAGGGTTCGGTAACTTCAACCACTCGACAAAAACCAACCGCCGACGCTTGCACATCCACACCGCCCGCCATACGGACGAGCGATGAAGGCGTAGGAACGACCGGCAGAACCGTCCGAATATGCGTATAGCAATCGGGTGGATACGACCAATCCAAAGCCGCAAGATCATCAAACACCCGACCGGCAACCGCCAGCGACGTACACGGTTCAACCTCACATGCAGCATCCACGTCAGGCGACGGCGTAACCGTCGGAGAACCGGTCGGAGTCGGAGTCCGCGTCCGAGTCGGAGAGCCGAACACCGTAGGAGACGGCACGATATCCGGCGCTTCACAGAAGTACGCAATCCCCGTCCCCGACGCCACGGCAAGCCGCACCCGCGCAAAGCCGCCATCCCCGGGAACCAGCGGGAAAACGGGATCAGACGACCCCCACCGCGGCAACTGAACAGAACCGACATCAACCCCATTAATCCGCGTCACCGACACCCGAGGAGAATCACCCGAATAGAGCAACCAATTCCCCGTAAGCGTCAGATCACGCGAACCGGAAATCTGGTACGACGGGCATTGACCCACGCCAAACGTCGGAGTCGGCGTCCTCGTCGGGCGAAGCGTCCGAGTCGGGCGAACCGTATTCGTCACAGTAGGAGTAGGAGACGGAGTAGCCGAACCAGGAGTAGCCGACGGAGTAGCCGACGGAGTAGCCGACGGAGTAGCCGTAGCAGAAGACGCGCTAACCGCAACCCACAGGTGGAGGCGACCCCTCGCGCGAGGGTAGTACCACGAAAGACCAATAAGAACGACACACTGACCAGGACCAATATTCGTACACGGACTAGCACCCGAATCAACACGAACATACGCATTAGGAGTCCAATAGTCAGCAACGACGTTTCGCCACGGGCCGGTCTGAGTCATGTCATACATGCCACCCGGCGGACCCTGATAACTGTACTGCCAGTCCGACAGATACCCACAAATGCCCCAAAACTGCGCAGGAAGAGCATAGGTGCCAGGAGGAGGATAACCCCCCCACCAGCCTCATAACCACCTTGTATATCAAAATCCCAAACCCCCGCATACTGCCACACAGCCCCAGGAAGAGTCCCACAACCAGATGAGCTGGGAACCGCAGACGTAGGCGCAGGAGAAGCGGTAGGAGTGAAAGTCGGAGTCGCCGTTGGAGGACGCGGCGAACAAATCGCAATTGCAACTTCAGGCGCCCACGCCAGCAACGGCAAACTCTGATCGGTCACATTGACCGACGTATAGAACGACAGCACTTGCCCATAGACACGGATATCCTGAGTAACAGCAAACGCATCCCCAATAAATCGCAACTTCCGAATGTCGCCCATGATCTGGCCAGTAACAGGACTTCGCACATCAGAAAAACCAAACTGAACGGAAACAGGAGGTGGAACGCGATCCCCAACCAATTCGGCGCCCAGATACACAACAACATCTCCAGCATACAACTGGTACTCTGCAACATGCCAACCCGTATACCCGGAGCCGGGCACCAACGCAGACGGCAGCCAATACCCCGCAACCACATCGAGCACACAATCGTAATTAGGATACAATGCCTGCACCTGGTCGAGCGTCCACGGCGGATCTTCGCCGGCGCGACGACCAGGAGGAACCGTTTGCGCAAAGGAGGAAGCAGGAATGAACGCAAGCAT